AGGATGCTCGCGATGTTGGTCGACTGTAGGCTGTCCGGCGCCTCAACAGGCGTCTTCGGCTTGCTGCTGCCGCCTTTCGCGCCAGCGATGTCCAGGTGCTGTGCTGCGCCCATATTTTTCTCCAAGCAATAAAAAACCGCCCAGAGGCGGCTTGTACGTTCAGCTGTGGCTACTTCTTATCTTCGGCGCGAATCGAGGCAGAGATGATTGCCCCGCCCCAGCGACGTTCGCCGATGCAAATTGGGACAGGGTTGCCGCTAGCTGTGGTGTTCTTGGCGCTGCCGAAGGCGTACGACGGCAGGTTCTCGGGCGCTGCGCTTTGGGAGAGGCCCTTTGCCTGGGGACTTAGCATCTGGATGACACCGCCCAAGGCGAGTGATGCGCCGAGAGACTGCCCCCACCCCTGCATCCCAGGAACGAAAAAAGACGCGACGAAGATTACGGTTCCAATGATCGTCTGAAGAAGACCTCCGCGCTTGCTCCCGCCAATGACGGGAACAATGCGTATCTCTTTGGTGCCACGGCGCCCAAGGTCATCGGCGCCTACGTTTTTTCGGTTGCGGAATACGGCGAAGCGGACTCCCAGGACATCAAGCCGTCTGATTTCCTCCACGAAGCCGGGAAGAGTAACGCGCAACGCTTTGAACGCCTCCCACCCCTCTCCACTATCCAACTGGCGGCGATGCTCACGGCCAAATTTCTGAGCCAGCGAGCCGGAAAGCTTGATCGTTGTCATCTGCGCATAATGCGCAACCGTTGCAGCCATACTTTCCTCCGGGCAATAAAAAACCGCCCGAAGGCGGTTGATAGGTGGTGCTACATCAAAGGCACGATTTTACTGCACCCTCTATCGCGGAACGCCCAACACCTGGCATCCACGGAACCCGCTGATAAAACACAACCGAGCTACCTGTGCCCGTCTTAGAGACCTCAAGCAATTCGTCTGTCAGGTTCATTGCACCAATGACTAGACGGTAGCCATTCTGAGTCTCTGACATGGTCGCTTCAGATCGAGCATCCTGCCATTGAGGGAATACACATAGCACGTACTCCTTTGGCGATTTCTTGGTAACAGCTTTGGTCGTTGGAGAATTGCCTTTCAGGTCGCTCGGCGACACGCACCCCGCCAGCAGCGCCAGCCCCATAGCACCGATCAGAATTCGCATGTGATCCCCTATTTCCGGTAGAAACGCTTGAACATGGTCTTGTGGGCGTACCGGCGCCTACAGAACCTCGTGCAAGCCAAGGCCAGCCCTCCGAAGACGATCCCGAACACCGCCCAGAGGACTGTCGAGTTGTCGGTGATGTAGAGGTGAAAGACCTTGGCGGCATACCAGCCCGCGATCAGGCAGAGGATCCCTAGGAAGGCAGTAATGCCACGAGGCGTGCCGTACTCGATCTCGGCTTGGCAACCTCGGCATACACGAGCGCCCCACGGCACTTCGGTAATGCAGTGAGGGCAGGTAACGGTGTGATTGGATGCCACGGTCTCATTCCTTGAATGGTGGATAGGCCGGGCAGTTTACGGGAAATCGAAACTCGCGACAGCAGATGCAAAAAGCCCTGCGCGGGGCTGGGCCCGCCGGCTTATCAGGAGAGCTCCAAGCCCAGGCGCTCTTTTAGCAACTGCTTACCATAAGCCTTGCCGAGCTCCAAGAGCATACCAAGGCCGGCCACACCTGCCTTTTCGGCTCCCTCCTTCGTTCTCCGCCATACTTCAGGGTCGCGAACGGTGTCGAGAAACTCGTGCCCTTTGTAAGTCAATCGCTTCGGTTGCCATTCGAAATGATTTATCCCGCCAAGACTTATCCCCGAAAGAAGCCCTGCCTCATCCAGCAACATAACGTGGTAGGAGACCTCTTTGGCTGTCCGCCCTTCGATAGCTAACTCCATCCAGCCATGCGCTTCGTCATGAGCCTCAACTGCAAGCAAAATCTCCCGCACCAGTTCCTTATCGAGCTTCATAAGGTATCCCTCCCTTGAAACCAGCGACTGTAGCAGCCGAACTGGCCGGGCATCCAGCGTGGATGGAAAGCCAGTAACCCGCTTGCCAGCAGCCGTAGTAGCGTTGTGCCTCCAAAAAACCGCCCCGGTCCGTTGCCGGAAAGCCCATGGACTGGATAGCGTTTCTTGTAGCGCAATCAGTTAAGGATATCGAATGGCCACAAAACTTGTTCAACTCAACCTGTCCCTCGCGCCCAAGGCGATAGTAGGGCTCGGGAATGGGACCAGCGCGAACCTGATGGTTGAAGTAGACCTCTTGGGCAAGCCGATCGGTGATTTTTCGATCAAGGAAATTGAGGAGCTCGCACGAGCTGAACTCAAACGGGTCGCTGCAACTGCCTGACTTTCTCATCTAAGGCAGCAATGCGGGCGGTTAATATCGCCTCATATGCTAGCCGCAAGCTCGACTCCGTCGTGAGTCGAGCTTGCAGCTCTTCAATCCTACGGTTTGCTTCTTTCAGCCCGTCAGCCGATGTTGAGCTCATTCAATGCTCCTATGGATTCACCGCTTCACTTCGCGTCCCGATGACGCAACACAAGGCGCGTCCGGTCGAGCCAGGGCCCGCCAAACACGATGATTTCTGATGGTCTGCCGAGCAGATGGTGGAGCATGAAGGGGCCAGCCCCGAAGACTTTTGCATGTTCCTCGGGTAGCTGCGCATTCGCGTCCAAGTAGATACCGGCGTGGTTCGGGTGAGCGGTTCGCCCAACTGCCATGACGATCATGTCGCCGCGCTGAGGCTGAGTGACCTGGTAGAAGCCGGCGGCCTCGTAGGCCTGCTCGTACAAGCTCGGGCCGTCGGCTTTCTCCCACCACCCTTCATCACGGGCATAGGCCGGGAACTCAAGCCCCCACTCCCGCTTGTACCAGTCCGCGCAGACCTGCCAGCAGTCCCAGGCACCGTGCACGAACGGCCGGTTAAGCAATGGTGTATGACCGGTTGGCGTGATAGTGCGCAGATCACCTTCAGGCCACGACAGGATGTGCCAGGGCAAGCCGGTGGCCTCACACATGGCCAGATCACGCGGTGAGGGCCTGCTGGTAGCGTCTGGGTGTGAGTGCACGATCCCAATCACCTCGCCCAGATCCTCGGATGCAGCGTAGGCTTCAGGCGAGATGCGGAATTCCTCTGCCGGATCTGTGGCAGTGTTCTCGCAGGCCACATAACGGTGGGAGCGACCAGCAGAAATGATCAGCCCGCAACACTCGCGCGGGTACTCTGCCGCAGCGTGCGTCTGCACGGCAACGAGGAGGTGTTTGCGCATGGTCAACTCCGTGCGATCAGGGAAACGGCCGGGAAGCCGCCGAATGGCAACTCGTTGCCTTGGCCAAAACGGACTGTGCAGCCTGAATCCAGGCAACCATTGCACTGGTCCTTGGCCGGGTCGTCCGTGGCGGTTCCATCGAGGTCGTAGTACGGGCCGGTGTATCCGCAGTTAGGGCCGCGGTAGCCTGCGGTCATCGCCCAGTGGCACAGCTGAGTCATCTGCCGGCCGATCGTCTCCCCGCCAACGTCGCCAGGGCTAGCCAGCTCCCAAGAAACCGTGGTCCCGTTCTCCGAGACCTTCTGATCGATGTACCAGACCTCGATCGCCTCCTCGGTCGGGTCAGCCTCGGGGTTGCCGCTTGGGAAATTTTCCGCGTCCAGGTAGCGCGCCATGGTGTGACGGATGGTCAGTTTGAACTCGAGCAGGTTGTCGAAGGCCAGGCACAGAGCCGTGATCCTGCCGTTGACGTTACCGACCGTCAGCGTGGGCCGCACGGCGGTGCCGTCCGAGTTCGCCTCAATGCCGTCGATCTGCATGGGCCAGGCGCCGTATTCATTGCCCTGCCACCAGATCGACTTGGCAGGCAGCTGGTCGGCGTTCTCGCCAGCGGCGGCCAGTTCCTGTGCAGAGTGCGGGATTGCATGCCCATGGAACCGCAGCGTATTGGCGCCGAAATCCGAGCCATCCAGCTCGAACAGCAACACCTCGTTGCCAGGCTCTAGGGTCTGGATGTCCTTGATCAGTGACATGCTCTCTTCCTATGGGTGGAAGGCCCGCTCAAAGGTGGCGGAGACCTTGAATCGACCGCCGCCTACAGACGTTGGCTTGGGATCCTTGCATGTGAACAACCCCAGATCACCGAGCGGCGTAGACCACAGAAAGGCCTTGGCGCCGCCGTGCCGGTCAAAGAATTCCATGATCTTGCGGACCTGGGCCTTCGTCCCAGTGACGGTGATCGGGTAGCTGTCCTCCTTATTGTTCGGTCCATCGCCAACCGTCTGCCGATAGCCGCCGCCGAACCGGGACTCACGTACCCGATAATTGATGTCCGGCGTTTCGCCGCGCTGGGTCGGCCAGTTGAATCTCTCAATTGCCATCAGCGCCTCCCCTGCGTGTTGCGATAACTGATCCCGCCGGCTTTCCAAGAATCAGCGACCGCCCTCTCGGCCGCAGCCTTCATTTGCGTCTGCATGTTCCTTTGCAGGGCCTCTTGGTCCAACTGCATGCCATCGCTGCTGCGGTCCTCGGTGACGATGCTGACCGGCGCCGACAGGCTGATCGACGTTCCCGATCCAGCGCCCACCGCCATTACTCCCAGTTGCCCCCCGGAGGTGCGGGTCAACGGCATGATTGCCTCGTCGCCAGCCTCGCCCATTACGCCCATCCTGCCGCCAGACATACCGAATGCGGTCGGAGTACTCACGATTGAGTTGGTGAATGCGCCGCCATTGGCGAACAGCTGAACGCCATTCGACCAGGCGCCGCCAAGCGCTTGCGGGAAGTAGGTGCTGCTGTAGCCTGCCTGAGAGGCGCCTAGGTTTGAGGAAATGGCACCAGCAGACCCGGCTTCCAACCCGTTACCTCCGCCACCGCCAAAATAGGCGGATGCCGCAGTGCCCCCCCAACTCACCAGACTACCGAGCAGCCCTGATGCCGCCCGCTGGGTCTCGATCCGAACCATGTCAGCAAGGATCGACTTAGTGAAGTCCGCAAACGAGAACTTGCCAGTCATGACAAAGTTCACGACCGCATCCTCCATCGAGCTGAACGCATTCGTGAATAAAGATCTCGTCTGCCCGGCGACATCCCGGGCCTGATCCAGGTAACTCTGGAAGGCCGAAGACGCCCCATTGCGCCAGTCGCCCTGGGCGGCCTTGATCTGGTCGTAGTTGGCGACGGTGGTTTCCTGCAGGTCCTTCTCGGTATTGTTCAGGGCCGCCAGCTTCTGGTTGTACTCATCGAGGCTCATGCCGCGAGAGCCATCACCGTACTGGTTGGCCAGATCCAGGCGCTGTTGGTTGATGCGGTCAGTGATACCGTTCTGCTGATCCTGCAGGCCGCGCCCGCGGTCACTCAGCCCAAGGCCATCGGCGGCACGCTGCCCCTGAAGCCTCAACGCCAGGACCTGCTGGTCGAGGGCGTCGGTGTAGGTCTGCACGGCCCTTGCCTGCTTGCCCAGTCGGCCCTGCTCATTGGTCGCGAGCACCGAAAGCTCGGTATCGGCATCCTTCTGCGCCTTCACCACGGCAGCCCGGGCGTCGGCGATCTTCTGGTCCAGCTGGATTCGCTGCTGGGCGCTGGTACTGCTTCGCCCCTTGGCCTCCTCCAGCGCCTTGATCTCTGCCTCGTGGGCGTTCGTGACCTCGGCCTTCTGCTGCTCGATGATCGCAGCGCGTTGGGCGGCGTACGACTCCTGTGAGATAAGCCCGGCCTTCTGCGCCGCATCCAGCTCCTTCTGATGATTCTTGTACTCGGTCAGGATGGCGCTCAACGCGTTCTTCTGGTCGTTGAACCCGGAGAGGTCAACCGACGTGGTGCGCCCTGCAGAATCCTTGAACTGCTTGGCGATGTCGGCCTGCACTCGGGCGATAGTCTCAGGCTTGAGCCGTTCATCATTCGGGTTGACCTTGCGGATCGCATCCAGAGACTTGTTGTACTCCTTCAGTGCGTCGGCCCGCTTCTCGGCATTGGTCCTGGCGGACTTCTCCAGGGCGTCGATCTTCCCGATTGCAACCACCGCCGCCTGTTGCTGCTGGGCGTCCAGAGCGCGGGCGCTGGCTATCGCTGCAAGCGTGTCACGCTGCTGTATAAGTCCCTTCAGCTCAAGGTTGGCGTTGGTGAGCTTTTTCTGGGCGTCGGTGTCGTCCTTGTCAGCATTAACTGCACTCTGCGCTGCGGCCACCTGGCGCTGCAGATCAACGATTCGGCTCGATATGTCCTGATCCCGGCCAATGTTCTTGACCGAATCCACCGTTGCAGCGACCTCGCCGCGCAGCGCCTTCCAGCCACGCTCCCAGATCGAGAGGTTCTCGGTGACTTCCTTACTGCGATTTTTGATGGTATCGACATAGGTGTCGGTGAGCAGTTTGGCGGCCCCGATGGTGTCGCCCTGCTCCTTCAATGCAACGATCTGCGAGTAGGTCGCTGCGGTAAGGAAGTTGTACTGCTCATTGAGGTCTTTGGCCGCCGTCACCGGGTCTTTGCCGATCTTCACGAACTCGGCAACTGTTTCCTCTACCGCCTCCCCGGTCGCCGAGCGCCACTCCAAAGCGGCTTCGGTGATCTCGACGAAGCTGCCAGCGGCGATCTTGCCGCTGCCGGCCAGCTGGGTGAGTACCTCGGCCGCGGCGCCGGTGGTACCGACAGTCGCAGCGACCTCGCGCGCCATGCCGGAAAGCCGGTCCGACGTCGTGCCGGCCGCGTTGGCGGTGGTGATCAGCGCTTTCTGGAAACCGACCGCCTCTTCGCTGCCCGAGTAGTAGGCATATCCGAGCACGCCGACCGCCGCCGCTGCGACGGTGAACGGGTTCACCAAGCCAAGGACGTAGCCGCCCAGCGCCTGAATGGCTGGGCCCACGCCGCCGAACATGTCCTTGAGCTGCCCGCCCTGCTGTAGTAATACCTGGAGCGGAGCCTGTCCACCCTGCAAGGACACCACGATATCGGTGAACTGAGCCGGTACGCCGCGCAGTGCTGCTGCGGTGGCCTTGGCCGACATACCCGTCTTGTTCAGCGCAATATCGGCGCCGCCCAATGCAGTGCGCGCCTGGTCGATCTTCGCCTGATACTCGCCGAAGGTCTCCGTATCGAGCGCGCCGCGGGTGCGGAAGCCCTTCAGCTTTTGCTCCATCTGATCCAGCCGGCTCATAGCTGCGACGGTCGGGTCGATCTTACCCAGCAGCTCTTCCAGCGCCTGGCCTTCTTCCCGATGCGCGCCGGCTGCCTTCTTCGCCGCCTCCGCCTGGCGCTCTTCTGTGGCAATGAGGGCCTGGGCCCGGCTGTTGATGGCAGCCTGCCGACTTGCGCTCTCGGACAGGACAGCGTTAGCCTGAGAGGTGACCTCGACTGTGTGCTCGGTGGCCCGGTTGAGCGACTGAACGTACTGGCTGGCCTCCATCGAGGCTTTGGCCACGGCCAGAATCCTGGCCTGCTGCTCGTCGGCGGATTCGGCAGCGCGCCGGCCGGCTTGGGCGCCCGCATCTGTGGCACTGGTCAGCGTTTCCTGAACCTTA